ATGTCCCACATTTTTCCAGGTAATTCTTTAAACCAATTTACTATGTTTTCAATTAAATTTTTGAAGGCTTCGGTTGCTTTGTTTTTTAATTCAATAAACCACGTTTTCATCTTGTCCCATAATTCTGTTAAATAACCTGGTATTTCTCCCAAGAAATTAAATATTGAAACTATTATTTCCCATATTTTTCCAGGAATTGACATTAAGAATTCGACAAATGAAGTTATGGCATTAGGTATAGTTTCGTGGAAAAATACATATACCTTTGTAAAAATATAACCTATAATATAACCGACATAATAAGGTATTTGACTTAAAAATAGTTTTATAGAATTTACTATTGTTAATATTGTTTGTGGAATTCCTATAATGAAATTTATAACTCCCATTAGTAGATTTTTCAAGAATTCAATTGCTACTCCAAATGCAATTTTTATTCCTTCCCACAAATTAATCCAAAATTTTCTAAATCCTTCACAATTTTTCCATAAATATATAAATCCAGCCACTAAACCAACTATTAATGCTATCAAGGCTCCAATTGGATTTGCTATAATAACTGCATTTAATAAAGCAAATGCCGTTTTAACTGCATTAATTATTGCAATGACTTTACTTATTGTTTGAAATGTAATAATCATTGTTCCAATTGCAATTGCAAGAGTATTTATTAATAATTCGTGTTTTTTATACCAATTATATACTTCGTATAATTTAGGGATTATATAACTCATTGCATTTCCAATTTTAGTGAAAACTTGTTCTCCTAATTTACCAATACTTGATAAAATTCCACTTATTCCACCAAATTGTTGAGTTGATTCGTTAATGGAATTTAACATATTTGATATACCACGAACAACGGCAGTTCTCATATTTGTTGCAGATGTAGATATTCCACCTGTGGCATTTCGAGCCTGTTCTTCAAATGATTTAAAACTTCCAATTCCTTTTTGATTCATAGAAACCATAGTTTCAATCATTCTAGCAAATTCTTCTTCTCCACCGTCTTCACGAATTGCACTTCCCAAAGAAGCAACATCTTCATAATTCATTGCTTGTGCTACCTGTTTCAATTGGGCTGGCATAGCAGTCATCATACTTCGCCATTCCATCATATCAGGCTTGCCTTTTGCAAATGCTTGTGATATTTGTTCCATTGCTTGTGCTTGAATATCACTAGAAGCCCCACCTGCTAAAATAGCATTGTTTAAAGCAAGGAATATTTTTTCTGCTTCTTTAACATCACCTGTTTTAGTTGTTAATCTTTGAACTGATTGTGTTGCTTTATCAAGTGCAGTAGGTAAACCTTGTAATTGTTTACTTAAATCTTGGACTACTTCATTAGCATCTTTTGCACCAATACCTAAATTACTCATAACTTTTGGAAAGTTATTCATTGTATCAGTTCTAGCAATAGCACCGTCTAAACCTTGATTAAATATACTTATTGCTTTTGTAATACCTTTTGTTGCTAATGCTCCAATAGTAAAACTTTTTGCTAAATTAGTAATTTTATTTTGGGTATCTTTTGTTTTATTATCTAAATCAGTAGTATCGCCTTTAAATTTAACTAAAACTTCTGCATTATTCATAATTTCTCCTTTCTATTAAAAAAAGTAGGATTACTCCTACTTATTTAAGGATTAAGCAGAAGCAACTTCAGTAGCAGTTCCGATTAATGTTAATTCGAAACTCATTTCTCCTTCATCTTCTGCATTACCACCAATGTCTGATAGACTTAATGTAGCAGATGCTCTATAAGTAGTATATTCTAATACGCCATTATTAACACCACTTAATAAGTCAAATTCAATTTCAACATTAGTGAATTGAGAAATTTCTCCTTCTCCAATAAGAGTATGAACTTTATCTAATAAAGCAATATCTCCGTCATTGTTAACATCTATTTTTAGTGTACCATTTAAACCTACACTTGCACCTGTGACAATTTGTCTTTTTAATGCGTCACAGAATACATAAAAATCTTTTGTTTCTAAATCAGTAGCAACTTCTACTTCTGATGTAGTACAAATTTTAGTATAAGTAGGATTTAATGTAGTACCTGTGTTTATTGCTAGATTCTTGATAAGTTCTCTATTGTTAATAAACCAATTCATATTTAATCCTTTCTATGCAATCCTATTTATTATTACTTGTAAAGTCATAGTGTATGAAACTCTACGAATATCTTCATAAGCAATTGTTCTAGGATTACTAAATTGTTTTACCATTATTTGCCATTTTTGGTTTTCTTTGTTATCTACCCAATTATAATATTTATTCTTTCCTATCAAGTTGCCAATTTCTACTGACGTATCTTTAGCTTCTTGTATAGAATTAGCAAATATTTCTACATTGTAATAATTATATAAACTAGGGTTATCAAAGAATACTACTTTTTCTCCACTTTGTTCTTGTATAACTATTACTTTTTCATTATCTTTATTACTCGTTGAATATTCAGGTTTAACTTTATATTTATTATTAGTTAAATCGGAAATAAAATCACATAAAACTAAATTCTTGTTTTTAATATCGTTTGAATTCATTTAAGCCCTTTCAATGATCTTGTAATAGCATTATTCAATATCATATTTCCATTTTTATTAAATACACCAAAATACCAATGTGGTATAGTGGCTTTATTAGTCCAATTTACATTTTCGTAGTTATATACACGTTTTGCATAAGAAGTACCACTACCCAACCCGTATTCCTTATTACTTCCAATTATTTGTTGTGCCAGTTCTTCTCTCATTAACGTGCCACTTAATTGTGGAAAAGCATTTAAACCTTTTGTTTCTTCTCGTGTTAATACTGCCGTATTATAAACTACTCTATCTTCAAATTGTTCTATTTGATTTACTGGAATTCCTTTAACAATTTCAATTTCAACATTCATCTTACTACCAATATTAAGTTTGCAATTTTATTCCAAATCCAATTATCGTGAACTTCAATTATTGAGTATGTTTTTCCATTGAATATTAGTTCGTCCCCTTCTCGAACATTTGTATCAGCTTTAACTATGAAATAACCCTTTGCTTCACTTGTTGTATCAATTCCAAATCTTACTATTTGGTCTGAATTATAAGGACAAACTTTTATTTCTAATTCTTGTTTATCTTGGTCATCATAATATTGTGAAGTACCACGATTATTTTGAATTAGAGTTGCTTTTAAACCATTTATATTAAACATAATTAATTAAAAGGTATTCTAATACTCATATTTGAATTTATTGGATTTCCACGATATAAATAACCATTATTAGCAAGTATTCTCAAAGCAAGAGTAGAATAGTCAGTTTTTAAATCACTTTCCATTTGTCCTGCTTTGATTACTCCACGATTATCTATTAAAGGTATATCATATTCAAGAATAAATCTTAATTGTTCCATACTTGCATTTTTAATTGGGGTAGGAACGTTTGTATCGTTCCATTCTTCTCTATATCTCAAACCTATTTGAGAATATATCATTTCACAAGCATTTTCTATTTGCCAATCTTGGACATCTATTCCATACTTGCTTTTAAATTCTTGTTTTGTGAAATATGTCATATTGTGACACCCCTTTCACTTATATTATGCAGATACTTCTTCTACTAATTTAATAATAGCATTTTGTTCTACAACTTCTGCACCGAATAGAATATTAGATTCTATTACGAAATAACCTGGGAATCCTGGGTAATTTCCATTAAATGTTTGCATTGAATCGAAGAAAGCATCTCCAACTACTGCTCTTGGGTTGAAAGCATAACCTTTAACGTCACCAATTACTGAATCAGCAACTGCAAAGATTTTGAAACCATAAGCTTCTTCTACTTGTCCCATATCTACACCTTTAACTCCAACTGAAGTTTCATATTTAAGAATTGAAGTTAAAGCTGATTTTAATTTAGCATATTCAGTAGCAGATAAAGCTAATCTATAATCTTCATATACGTTCTTATTGAATAGGTCTGCTTGAATTTCATTAATAATATCAACGTATGCTTCTTTAGTTGCTGGATCCCATTCTTTTTCTGCAACTACTGTGTCTTCTAGTTTTCCAAAACCATAAGTATCAATTGCTTTTGCAACTGCTTGGTCTTTCTTGTCCATAGCATCTTCTAAAGTTCCCATTAAGTTGCTTCCTGCTACTAATACTGGAATTCTAATAGAATAATCCATAGGTAATTCAGTTAAGTCAACTTTAATTGAAGAATAACCTTGTAAAGAAGGTGTTAAAGCATTAGCAATTTCTTTTGTGCTTCTAACGTTTACTGAAGTATCAGTTGATTTTAATACTTCGATCATTGGAGTTCCTGTTCTTCTAATTTCTCCAATGTAGTTTGGATTTAACATTTTGTAGAAAGAACTTCTATAAAGTAATGATTCATAAATTCTCTTTGCTACACCTTGTAAATCTAAATTAATTTCTGTGTAATTCATAATCTTTTTCTCCCTTTTTATTTAATAACTAAATCACTTAATCTTGTGTTTCTTGTGACTTTCACTGGTTCTTTTTCTTTTGGAGCATCTCCAAAACTTGTTTCATTTGGAACAATAACTTGTTTTTCTTCATCAGGGAAGTAAGTTGCTTTATACTTATCTTTAATTAAACCAATT